TAAAAATGCAAAAAAAAAAAATATAAAATTAAAAATAAGCCAAAAATCCAGCTAGTAACTTTAACTCGTAACCAGTAGTGGTTACCGCGTTAACAATTGTAAACATTGTAAGAGTTAACTAACACGAGTTAAACTTTGTAGGGTAAAAAAAAAGTTACTAAATTTACAATGTAACTATTAACTCAAACAATATAAAGATTTGTAAGTAAATATTAATATAAAAACTATGTTAAATATAAAAAATCCGAATATTATTGAATTTTATAGAAAAAATAATATAAATTTTGAAGAAGATATAGAATTATGGTTAAATATTCGCACACATATTATGAAAACGTTAGGAGAAAATATTGATAATGGGAAAAATAGTTTGCTAATTGAAAAAATTTATAATGAAATGAGAGAATTTACATCTCAACAAAATAAATTAAGTGACCAGTTATATTCAGATTTATCTAAATTAATAAATTCAAATGTGCAACAAATTAGAGATATTTGTGATATTCATGATAAAAAAGTTCAAGAAGAGTTTATAGAAAATATTGTTAAAAATAATAATTATATTTTGGATAAAGTTAGTCCTGAAATTAGAACTATTGTGGAGGATGAATTTAATAAAATTAATGATATTATAAAAGAAGAAAAAAATAATGATATGAGTCATTTATCTCAAATAATAGAACAAAAATATAATTATATTTTCGAAAAATTATATGAAATGTCTGAAAAAAATAAAGCTGTTGATTCGTATTTTGAAAGACAATTATGTTCATCAACAAAAGGTGATGATGGAGAGAAAAAACTTGAACCAATTTTGCATAAAACATTTCCAAATTATTCAATTAATAAAACAGCAAGTGTTGGACATTCTGGTGATTTTTTTATTACAAAAAAAGATTTAAGAATTTTAATTGATACAAAAGATTATCAAACAAATATTCCAAAAAAAGAAATTAAAAAACTTGCAGATGATATGGACGGAAATGATTGTCATGGAATTCTTGTATCTAATAATAGTGGGATTGCGGAAAAAGATGATTTTCAAATTAATATTCATAATCAAGATAAAATTATTATATTTTTACATAATGTAAATTATAGCGGAGTTAAAATTAAAGCAGCTGTAAATATGATTGAATTTTTGGATGAATATTTTTTTGAAGATGGTTCTGATTTTTTAGAGAAAAATGAAACAAAGGTATCGTCGGAATTTATAAAAAATATAAATGAAGAATATAAAAAATTTTATAATAATAAAGAAAAAATAATTAATGATATGAAAAATTTTCATAAAAAAATAATAAAAGATATGGAAGATTTACTTCTTCCACAGTTAAGTAGTTTTCTCTCTAATAAATTTGAAGATACAAAAAAAACAGAAAGAATTTGTGAATTTTGTAAAGTATTTAAATGGGTCAATGCGAGATCTATGGCTGCTCATCAAAGAAGTTGCAAAAAAAAATATTATAATAATGAAAATGAAGAATGTATTGTAATAGATACAAACCACGGTTGGGAAGAAGAAATGCAACAAAACAAAGTTGTCCATATGGACGCATAAAAAGAGAAAAATCGTCAATAATTCCATTTTTTTATCATTTTTTATCGTTTTTTAATCATTTTCTCTCTTTTTTTACACAATTAATCTCATAAAAATGAATAATTTTATTTCTAAATAATAAATAAAATTATTCAAACCATTATGCTGTCACTTTCTCTTCAAAAAAATATCATTTTTGCGCGGATGACGGCGAAGCCGGCACCAATACATTGCCTTCGGCAATGTCTAAAAAAAATTTAATATTTTTTTTTAAGTAAAAATCTATAATGCTTATTCAAATCTTTAAATAATTCTGCATATTTTTCTTTTTCATTATCCTCGTGTTTATCTGGATGATAAACAAATGCTTTTTTTCTATATGCTTTTATAACCTGTTTCTTTGTATATGTTTCATTAATATCTAAATCTAACATTTCATAACAGTTGTCTAGAGAGATTTCATTTTCTTCACATTCTTCAAATAATTCTTTATATCTCTCTTTTTCCATATAATCTTCCAAACCATATAAAAGTTCTAATAAATCTTCAAATGAATCTTGGATAAAATATTTTTTAAAAATACTAAAACAATCTTCTGTTAATCTTCTGTTAAAAATATTATTTTCAATAAAATTTTCAATATCATTTTTTATATATTTATAAAATTGTTTAGAATTATATTCATACTTACTTAAATCTTCAAAATAAAAATAAATTAAATCTATTAATTCTTCTTCCGCAACTTCACATAATTCTCCATCTTCTTTTTCTAATGTATTCAAATATTTATTAATTCTTTGAATACACTTTATCATTTTTAATTCTAATTTTGTTTTTTTTCTAGAATTTTGTAAATTCATTTTTCGTTTTATCTTTCTTCGTGGAATATTTTTCCCACGAACACTATTATTCTTGAATTTTGAAAATAATTTCTCTCTCGCTTCTTTCATTTTATTACTAGTATCCATTTATTATAAACTTCCTTGATTTATTTTTATATATTTTCTTTTTTAATGTATATTTTTATTTTTTTTTTATAAATAAAATTATTTGATCTAATATACCAAAGGTACTAATTATTAAAATTAATAAACCTCTCCAATCTCTTGCACATTCACATTTAATTTCAATTAATTTATAAATATATAAAATATAAATAATTAATAACGTCGTTTTTGTAATATTATATAATGATTTTGGTATTAAAATATCATATCTAGTTTTAAATAATCCAATTAAAAACGCAATAATTAAATTTATAAAAATATGAATGAGTGGACCATACTGAACTATTATTCTTTTCCAATCTCTAGAACATTTACATCTAGGATGTTTTTTTTTTTTTAAATATTTAATATACGTATAATGAAGTAAAATATTAAATAATAAAAAAATATATAAAAAAAATCTTTCGTTATATTCAATTTCCATTTATATATAATGGTAACATAATAATTTATAATTTAAAATCTGTAGTTTCACATAATTTTTTTATAACACTGCTTTTATTTTTCTCTCTTTTTCCAGAATTCATTCCACCCATACTATTAAATACAACCTTCTGATATTCCATCCCTTCTTTACTATTTTTATAAATATTTATATTTTTATCTTTTGTCCATTCTGGAATTTTTTGTATTTGTTTCATTTCGACATCTTTTATACATTTTTTTATATTATTATGTTTAGGATCCTTTTCCCATCCTTTTTTATTTTTTATATATAATATATTCCTTTTAATATCACTACAATGAATCGGTCTTTCTAATTTATTCATTTTATTCAAATTTTTAATGAGAATCTGAGAAATTCCTTCAACATAATTTGTTTGTCCTGTATACATAATATCTTCAAATGTTACTTGCAACTTTTCAACAAAATCTGTTAAATTCATAGCATTTTTACAATGCTTGTTTAAAAATACATTAATAGAAATATTTTGAGTTATTGTGTGAGAAGTTACTCCTTTCAACTTTTTTATTTCATTTATTATATCACTATTATTTTTATTTGATTTTATCAATTCATTTGTTAAAATATTTGTATTTTTTTCCATTTTAATTATTTTATTTTCTAACGTATTCATTTTATTTTTTATTTCACATATTTTATTATGTCTCCATAACCCTGAATGATATTTATATGTTTTACCACATTCACACGAAAAATGTTTTGTTGAAATATTTTTTTTACTATTTTTAATATGCTTTTTTGTTTTCAAATGTTTTTGATAATTACATTTAATTTTACTGCCATAATTACAAATTATACATTCATATTTCATTTTTTTTATTATTATATAATATTTTATTTCTAAATATTTAATTTATACTTTAGGATACAAAAAAGTATAAAGTATAAATTTTAATATTTTAATATTTTAATTAATATATTTTTTTTATTACCATATACGGTAAGAGATTTTAAAATAATTTAAAAAAAAAAAAATTTGAAAATATTGAAAATTCAAAAAAGTATAAGTTGATTATTTTTGTCCATTTTTTGACATTTTTTGATTCTTAAACCATTATGGTCTTGTTTTAAACAAAAAAATAAATAAAACGCACACTGAAAAAAAAATTATATCCTCAATGTATCCTTATAGGATACATTGTATCATTTTTTGTCCAAAATGTACAACTTTTTAACAATTTTTTTTTTACTATTTTTTCTATTAATAAAAAATTATGGTAACAAAAAAAAAATATATGTTTTAACATCCACACCATAATGGTCTAAATCACTATTTTAACTTTTTTTGAAAAAAAAATTCATTCGGTTTTTTTCAAAATGGACAAAAAAAAAATGTCCAAAATTGAGAAAAGTTTAAAGATTTTTTTTTTTTTTTTTTTAAAATTTTTTTTTATAATTTACTCTTTAAAATTTGTTTTTTCACTTATATTTTTTATAACATTTTTCTTGTTTTTCTCTCTTTTTTCTAAATCCATTCCACCCATAGTATTAAATACAATCTTCTGATATTCCATCCCTTCTTTACCATTTTTATAAATATTTATATTTTCTTCTTTTGTCCATTCCGGAATTTTTTGTATTTGTTTCGTTTCAACATCTTTTATACATTTTTTTATATTTTCGTGTTTTTTATCCCTTTCCCAACCTTCTTCATTTTTTATATATAATACATTCCTTTTAATATCACTACAATGAATCGGCCTTTTTAATTTATTTATTTTATTCAAATTTTTTATTAATATTTTTGATATCCCATCAACATAATTTGTTTTTCCCGTATATTTTAAATCTTCAAAAGTTATTTGTAACTGTTCTATAAAATCTGTTAAACTCATTGCATTTTGACAATGCTGATTCAAAAATACATTTATAGAAACATTATGAATATTATTTGTAATATTTTGTGAAACTATTTTATTTTTTTTTTGTTTTATTTTTTTTACCTCATTTATTATTTCTTTGTTATTCTTGGCTATTTTACTTATCCCATTTGTTGAATTATACATAATTTTCATTATTTTATTCGTCTTTTTCTCCATTAATTCATTCTTTTTCTCTAATTCTATAATCTTTAATTGCATCACATAATTGCACAATTTATTATGCTTCCATAATCCCGAGCTAGTTTTATATAATTTTCCACATTCACATACATTTTCACAATTTTTTATGTGTTTTTTACTTTTTAAATGTCTGTTAAAATTTGATTTATTATTTGTATTATATTTGCATATTTTGCAAATATATTTCATATTTTAAAATAATATATTATTATATTTTTATATAAAAATATAAAAATCTCCTAAATTAGGTTAGTCGTTTTATTAGTCGTTAGGTAGTCGTTTTTTTTTATGTTTTATTTTTTAAAAAATAAGATTTTATATTTTCTATTACCATTTATGGTTTGATGATTACAAAGTGTCATTAAAAAAAAAAATTTTTTATAACCAAAATTAGTCAAAAAACGACTAAGCAAAAAATGTCCATTTTTTGTCCAAAATAAAAAACATTTAAAAAATAAAATTACCAAACCATAATAGGTTGTATTAGACAAATTATTATTTTAAAAATCCTTACTGTGTTAAAAATGTCCATTTTTTGTCCAAAATAAAAAACATTTAAAAAATAAAATTACCAAACCATAATAGGTTGTATTAGACAAATTATTATTTTAAAAATCCTTACTGTGTTAAAAATGTCCAAAAATGTTTCCAAATATTTCCATATTTGGAAACATTTTTGGACATTTTTCCATCTTGTCCAAAATTAGACAAAAAATTTTTTTCAATAAAAAGTAAAAAAAAAAATTTCAGTAAGAGATTATTTTTTTACTGAAACAAAAACCTTACCATTAGCGTCTTAATTGCAAAAATCGAGATTTTGTAAAAAAAAAAAAAAAAAAATTTATTTATTTTTTTTTAAAATTGACAAAAAA